CCAAACATTCTTATCGAAGACAATAACGGAAATGTATTCTTAGCTGGAGCTGAGTATGGTGCTGACGTAACAGGAGGTACTGTAGTAACAGGTGGAGCTATGGCTGATATGAGTGGGTATACTCTAAGTTTTACAGGTATGGAAAAAGCACCTGCTAATTTCATTAATGTTGCAGTTGTAGGAAATAGTGCTGCTGCGAACATTACTGCTGCTGGATTCACTATTGTATAATAGCTTCTGATTAATTTAAACTAAACCCTACCATTTGGTGGGGTTTTTTTATTAAATAAAACAAAAATAAATTATTTAGTTATCATAGTATGTTAATATTACAACCAACGTCAGGAGATAAAACAATAACTATTGCACCGAGAAGTTCAGACTTGTCAGGGGTATTTGTTTTAAATATAAGAAGAGATGGTGATGGTAAGGAAGAATCTATAACAAATGCTACTTTAAGCAATATAGTAAACTTTACTCGAAGTTACTTTTCAGTCAACAATACTTGAAGAGGATTCTACTTATTATTTAGAGATAACTAAAGATACTGAACTGTGGTATAGAGACAAGATATATGTAACATCTCAGACTGCTTCTGAAAGAGTAACTGAGAAACACGAGATAGGTAATGGCACAATTTACAAGCCTTATAGTACAGTAGATGATAACACATACATAATATAATGAGTTCAAATAAGAAAAATACAGTTAGTAAAGAATACAAAGATAGCATTAGAGTTGTCAATATGTCTTCTTACCAAGTTCCTACAATCAAAGAGGTTCACAATAAAGAGTGGGTTGCATTTGGGGATAATAACGATTATTTTGATAATCTTATAGATAGATACCTTGACAGTCCTACTAATGGTAGATGTATTAACGGTATTGTTGATATGATTTATGGTAGAGGCTTAGAATCTACTAATTCAGATTTATTTCCTGAGGATTATGTTAGAATGAAGAAACTACTTAGACCAAGAGAAGTTAAGAGACTTGTTAATGATTACAAGTTGTTAGGTCAAGGGGTTATGCAACTAACATACAANAANNCTAANACAAAGATACTAAAGGTATCTCACTTTCCTATGGAGACTCTTAGAGCTGAGAAGGCTACTAAAGGTGTTATAAAGGCTTATTACTATCATCCATCTTGGAAAGACTGTAAGAACTCAGATAGTCCTAAAAGAATACCTACATTTGGTAATGGTAGTAAATCTCAAGTAAACGAACTTTATGTATTTAAACCTTACAGAAGTGGTTTCTATTACTACTCTACAGTAGATTATCAAGCATCTTTACAATATAGTGAGTTAGAATCAGANGTNTCTAACTATCATTTATCGAATATAGAGAACGGATTACAACCGAGTTTATTTGTAAACTTTAACAATGGGATACCTAATGCTGAAACTCAGCAATCTATAGAGAGCAAGATTAACCAAAAGTTTAGTGGTAGTTCTAATAGTGGTAAAGCAATTATTGCATTTAACGAATCAGCAGAAACTAANGCTGANATAGANGCTATACACTTACCAGATGCTCACGCACAATATCAATTCTTATCTGATGANGCAAGAGAGAAGATAATGTTAGGACACGGAATTGTATCTCCAATACTTTTAGGTATTAAAGATAACACAGGTTTTGGTAACAATGCAGAAGAATTAAGAACTGCATCTGTATTAATGGATAACGTAATTATCAGACCATTTCAAGATGGTATCATATACGGATTAACAGAGATACTTGAATTTAATAAGGTGTATCAAGATTTATATTTCGTTACATTACAACCAATCGAATTTACAGAATTAGACAACGTATCTACTAAGATTAGAAAAGAAGAAGAAACAGGAGAGAAATTATCTGCTGAAGACAATAAAGACTTTTCTCAAGAGGAGGGTGATGATATGATTAGCCAATTAGAAGCCTTAGGAGAGGTTTTAAGCGATGATTGGGAGGTAATCCATAGTGAGATATACCAAGACGAAGATGAGTCCGTTAAAATGGCTGAAATCAAGTATTCTGATAAAGCATCATCTGAAGACGATGGTGTGTATAAAATTAGATACGCTTATATGCCAGAGAGAAAGTCTCCGAACAGTAGAGATTTCTGTAAGAGAATGGAAGTGTTAACAGGTAGAAAGGTTGTATTTAGAAAGGAAGATATTAATATGATGTCTTTTAGAGGTGTAAACAAAGAGTTAGGTCATAAAAAACAAAACTACAGTTTACTAAAATACAAGGGCGGTAAGAACTGCCATCACTATTGGGAGTTAAGAGTTTACAAGAAGAAAGATGGTAAGCAAGTTGATTCAAGCAATGCTTANGGAGATGGTTTAAAAGAACCTAAGAACCCAAGCGAGATGGGTGAAAGAATGATAGATAGAGCAGACAAAGGTGCTTATAGAAGTACTTTAAATAAAATAAGAAAGACTTTAGGCATATGAAAGCATTATTCATAACAATACAAGATTTAAAAGCTAAGTCAATAATTAGTGGTAATACTGATGCTGACAAACTAATTCACTTTATTGAGGTGGCACANGATATACACATACAAAACTATTTAGGTGGTAAGTTATACGACAAGTTACAGGCTTTAATAATATCAGGTGATATAGACTTAGGTGCTAATAGCGATTATAAGAGCCTTAGAGACGATTATATTAAGCCAATGTTAATATGGTTTACTCAAGCTGAATACTTCCCTTTTTCTATGTTTAAAATTGATAATGGAGGTATATCGAAGCATAGAGGGGAAGATTCGGACTCTGTTAACTATAGTGATGTTGATAGAATGATGAGTAAGATAAATGATAGGTCTGAGTTTTATACGAAGAGGTTCTTAGATTACATTTGCTTTAACAGTAATAAGTACCCTGAGTACAATAATAACAGTAACGGAGATATGTACCCTGACAAGGATGCTAATGAGTTTTCAAGTTTTGTTTTATAATGAGTGTAAAAAAAAAGACATATAAGACAAAAACAGTTAACATAATAAAGTTAAATAGTTTTTATAAGGAGTTTAACAAAGACAAGAAAGAGAAAGATGGCAAACGAAATATACGATAGTACTTGGTGGGGTAACACAATACAAACTGCATCTTCAATAGGTACATCTACTGAAATGATACAAGGTCAGTTTAATATGGAGGATAGGCAAGAAGTTGAAGCAGTAAAATGTTTAGCAGATGCAATTCATAGAATAGGAATACAAGACATACAAAATTAAAAACAATGGCAAAACCAAAATTAGCATTAATACCAGCAGCACAAGGAAGCAAGTTTTATTCCGTACTACCATCAAGTGGTGTAGGGGATTTTGACTTTACTCGTAGTGGTTCAGCAACAAGAATAAACTCACAAGGACTTATAGAAACAGTTGCAAACGGAGTATCAAGATTAAACTATCCTTTGATTGATGGTAAGGTTGTAGGATGCCCAAGTCATTTATTAGAACCACAGAGAACTAATGATTTTACTAATAGTGAAGATTTTTCAACAAATTGGTTATTAAGCAATGTTTTATCAAATGTTAATCAAATAATATCTCCAAATGGAACACTAAATGCAGATTTAGTTTACGAAAATACTGGAACAAATGCACATTTTACTTTTCAAACAGTAGGAACAACAACCACAAACGATTATACATTATCTGTATTTGCAAAATATAGTGGAAGATTTTTACAAGTTTTTGCTGGATCGGCAGATGCGGTTGGAAATCCTTATGTAAACTTTGATTTACAAAATGGAACATTTAATAATAATGGTGCTAATGGTGTTTCTATGGAGAACTATGGCAATGGTTGGTATCGTTGTATTATCGAATTAACATCTGCAGTAACAAGTGGCTTTAACCCTATCTTTGGATTAGTTAAAACATTAAATTCTTCAAGAGCAGAAAGTTATACTGGAAATGGAACAAGCGGTATTTATTTATGGGGTGCAATGCTTGAAGAGGGTTCTTATCCAACAAGTTATATACCAACCACAACATCAGCTACCACTCGTTCAGCAGAAACTGCTAATGGTTCTGGAGATGCTTCTACGTTTAATGATTCAGAGGGTGTTTTGATGGCAGAGATTAGTGCTTT